GGTGTAAGGAGTAGGATGCAGTCTTTCTACTGTGTAACCTTTTGCTTGTTGAGCAAGATAACTACTGGTATTTTCATCAAATTCTTTTTCACGCAAATTGATTTTACTTATATAACTGCTATCACTTAATCTTGCTCTATCCATTTGCAGACTGGTTACATACACACTAATACGAGGCGCACTTGGTAGTTTGTTTTCAGAATTTTCTTTGATGATACTACCAACTTGTCTTGTCATATCCCCGTACATGCAAGGCACACGTCTAATATCGCCATCGCCATCTTGATAACTAAAATTACTAAACACTCTAACTATTTGTGTCAAGTATCTGCGTATTTGTCCGTCATAAAAAAACTGCATCAGTTAGTCGCCTTTGCTCTTAGTGCTTTGCTCAGTGCTTGTCTTTCAACAACGTCTTCACCACCAATGTTATTTACAGTTGTGTTGTTAATGAATGTGCCTTTTAGAGTATCTTTGTTATCATCCGGTGTCATTGAAGTACGTACAGCATCTTCTACTTTGCGCCAACTGTTTCCGTCATATCTAAACAATCTATTTGGCGATAAATCAGTTCTTAAAAAGTATGCTCCTAAATTAGATCCAGCTGGAAAACCTGTGCCTGCACCGAATGGAGCCCCGTTGGGCGGAATACCATCTCCTACCAAGTAACCTTGATAACCGTTACCATCCGGTGTAACAAAAACTGTATCCGAAGTAATTGTTCCGTCAACTAACAAGTCTTGATAATCACTTGATACAATATTTACTTCGCCGTTTTCTTTTAAACTTAGTGTATAAAATTGTATAGTGCTGTAACCACTTTGATTTGCATACTCTTCTGCTTGTGCTATAATTGCATCATTGATTTCTAATTCTTTACTGTATGTGCTAAGTGCATCTCTAAGTGTAGTACCCGCTTCGTCACCGGTTGGTAAATCTAAAATGTCTTTGTATTCTTGTGAATCTAGTATTTGTTTACATCTAACACGATACAAATGCGGATACCAAGTTTGACTAAAGCCCTCTGCTGCTCTAGTTACTTCATCTACTACATAATATCGTTTTAAAGCTACTTCTAAATCATTAGCAGCATATTCATCTACCAAGTGAGGCAATTCAAAAACATCACCTGGCATGATTTTTCTACCTATTGTTTTTACACTGCTGTTTATGTGGATTGTCATAAAAATTGTATCGTTTTGTAAGAACAAACCAAACTGACTTAAATCAAAGTCTTGATCTTGTACATTGTAATGTCCACGTACACTGTAAATGTCTGGATCGTATTTTCTATCACGGTTTTCCAAAAACAGCAAATCTTGTATGTTTGTTTCGTCTACAACATTATATGCAGGTTGTTCAGGAGTTGCATCATCCTCTGACACTGTTTTAGGACCTAAGTATTTGTGTATTAACAAATCTGTTCCACCAACAGTGAATTGTTCATAGACAATTTTATCTAAGAAATCATAGTCGTGTGACCTTTCCGGTCTATATAAACTTAAACGTGGCATACAGTATTTACCTGATAAATACTATTGGAGAACAAGATGGCAGACAGTAACCTAACAACACAAAAACAACAAATCTTTGATTATGTGAATGCATTCCTTGGTGGAGGAATGGTTGACGTTGAACTTGATCCAATACACTACGAGACTGCACTTACAAAGGCTTTAACCAAGTACAGACAACGTAGCGAAAACAGTGTTGAAGAAAGTTATGTAACTATTAAATTTAATCAAGACCAAAACGTTTATGAATTACCACAAGAAATTATTGAGGTACGTAAAATTTATAGACGCAGCGTAGGTAGTAGATTAGGTGGTAGTGCCGATGGCGGTAGTCTATTTGAACCATTTAACCTAGCATACACAAACACATATTTGTTAGCAGGTAGTGGTATTGGCGGTCTTGCAACTTATGATTTCTTCGCACAACAACAAGAATTAGTAGGACGTATGTTTGGTAGTTTTATTGAATTTAAATGGAATCCAACAACTAGCAAACTAACTATTTTACAACGTCCGAGGGCAGAAGAAGAAGCACTGTTGTATTGCTATAACTATCGTCCTGACATGCAATTGTTGTCAGACTATAAAGCAAGTCAATGGATAAAAGATTACACACTAGCAAGTTGTAAATACATGCTAGGTGAGGCACGTAGTAAATTTGCTACTATTGCCGGACCTGGGGGCGGAACAACACTTAACGGTGATACTCTAAAAGCCGAGGCACAGCAAGAAATGGAAAAACTAGAAATGGATCTAGCAATGGCTGTTGCAGGCGGTACAGGTTACGGATTCTTGATTGGATAATATAAAAAAACTTATTGTTGGCGGTTGTAGTTTTACAGCAGGCGACGAATTATCAGATTGGAATGGAAAACAAAGCAACGATGGAATTATACGTCCACGTAGTGAAAAAACGTGGGCTAATAATCTACAAAATATATTGTTTAGGAATGCTAAGTTAGATAATGTTGCAGTATCAGGTGCAGGCTATGGTAGCATAGTCAGACGTGTAATTTATCAAACTGAACGCAATTTAAAATTATACAAACCAGAAGAAATTGCAGTATGTGTAATGTGGACCAGTATTTTAAGATTAGAATTTCCTACCATTTATCCAAACGGTTTTAAACAGAAATATTTTGACGACGAAGAAAAATTTATTTTAACATTGCCTTCAGATGGCGACGGATCGACAAAAGAAAAAACACAGATGCACCGAAGAAACAAATTAGCAAATGAATATCTAGTTAGAACTGTAGTTGAATTTTACACACGTAGAGCAACTGTAGATAATCATATCTATTATCCATTGCAACAATTAGAATATTTAACTTGTTACCTACAAGCCAAAGGTGTGAAATATTATTATACAACTGCATTTAATGATTTAATGACACTCACACATCGACAGCCAAACATATATTATGAAGATATGCTAAACCGTTTGAATTTGCCTAAATTAATTCATGTAGAAAATGATATGGGTTTTTGGGAATATGCAAAAACAAATAATTACGAATGCGGTAAAGATTCAGATCATCCGTTAGATCCTGCACACAAAAAATGGTCTCAACTTTTCAAAAAATGGATATTGACAAAAGAACAATAGTATAGTATATTGAATTATGCATAGAAAAAAATTGTTGGTAATTGGACACGGTAGACATGGTAAAGATACTGTCTGCGAAATACTTAGAGACAAATATGGATATAGTTTTGACAGCAGTAGTGCATTTTGCTCAAAACTTTTTATCTATGATTTATTGAAAAAGAAATACAATTACGATAGCGAAGAAGAATGTTACGCTGATAGACATAACCACAGAACTGAATGGTATAATGCTATCAGTGAGATGAATGCAAAAGATGCTGCAACATTAGGTAGAGCTATTTTTGCAGAACATGACATTTATTGCGGACTAAGAAACAAGCGTGAATATTTTGCAATGCGTAATACCAATGTTTTTGATTATGCTATTTGGGTTGACCGTAGTGACTATTTGCCTAAGGAGTCTACGGACAGTATGACACTAGAACCTTATATGGCTGACTTTTACATTGATAACAATGGTACACTCAACGACTTGGAGTTTTGGGTTGACGAACTATATAAAGGGCAGTTAACTACGTAGTTAACCCTTAAAACCGCTATTTTACCCTAGATCTGCTAAATAATACTACAATAACATTGTTTAGGAGAAACAAAAAATGGCATTAGTATCACCAGGTGTAGATGTCCAGGTAATTGACGAGAGTTTTTACACTCCGGCTGAACCGGGTACAGTACCTATTATATTTGTCGCCACAGGCGAGAATAAATTAAATGGTGCAGGAACAGGAATTGCTCCAGGTACCACAAAAGCAAATGCTGGAAAACCATACCTACTTACTTCACAGCGTGAACTGGTAGATACATTTGGAGATCCAACATTCTATGTAGATAACAATAACAATCCAATCCATGGCGGAGAGCAAAACGAATATGGATTGCAGGCTGCATACTCATATTTGGGTGTGAGCAACAGAGCATATGTTGTCCGTGCAGATATTGATTTGGGTGCATTGAATGCAAGTTCAACAGCAACAACCGCAAATCCAGCAGGCGGAACATATTGGTTTGATACTGCAAACAGTAGATATGGTATTTTTGAATGGGACGGTAGTGCAGTTGATATTACTAATACAACAGGACAATCTTTCACAGCAAAAACACCTATTGTAGTAACTGACACAACAAAAGTAGTTGATTATGCAGGAGCAGATTATACACCAAAAGGATCAGTAGGCGCAGTAGGCGATTATGCACTAGTTGCTGTAACAACAGTACCAACACTATATTATAAAAACACAGCAGGCACTTGGGTAGTAGTAGGAAGTGCAGACTGGAAAGCAAGTTGGCCGTCAGTAACAAGTACAAAGTCTTATGCAGCAACACCAACTCCATTTGTTCCAGGTGATACCTTCACTGTAAATGAAACAGACGGAGCAACACAAATCTTTACATTTGCATTAACAGGAAATACTCCGGCGCAGTTTGTAATTGACTTCAATGCAGCAGCAACTGGTTCTGGCATTAGTGCAGCAGTTGTAAACAACAGATTAGAGTTTTACAACAACGGTTCGGCACATGACGGTTTTGAATTTGCTGCAACAGGTACAATTTTAAATGATGCAGGTTTAACAGGTGCAGTAGATTACAATGCTCCTAAATTACAAGCAAGTGCGCATACAAGTGTGCCACTATACAAATCAGGTGACACAAATCCAAGACCAACAGGCAGTGTTTGGGTTAAAACAACAACACCAAATGCAGGTGCAAACTGGAGTGTCAAAGTTTGGAACGAAGACACAGAACTTTGGGACACATCACTAGCACCAATTTATGCAACTAACCACGCAGCACTAGTTGGACTAGATTTATCAGGTGGCGGAACAAACCTAACAACTGCAAACCTTTATGTTCAAACAAACGTAACTGAAGATGCAACAAATTTAGCTGACTTTACAATTTACAAAAGAGCAGCAGCAGGCGCAACTACAATTACAAGTAAAGCAATTGGAACAGGAACAATCACTGTAGGTACAGGCGACTTTACAATCAGTGAAAGTGTGAAAGGCAGTGCAACAATGAGCACACCAGTTACAGTAGCATTTACAGCAGCAGGTACAGCAGATGACGCTGACACACTTGCTGAAGCAATTAATTCAGCAGGTTTAACAAATGTCAGTGCAAGTGTTGCTACAGGTAACAAAGTAGTTGTAACACATGCTCTAGGCGGCGAAGTAAGAATTGTAGATACAAACAGTAAGTTTGTCATGGCGTTCCCAGCTTGGGACTATACAGATTCTACAGGCACAGCAAACTTGTATGATTTACCAACAGCAGGCGAATATGTTGCAAGTCTTTGGAAAGAACTAACATATACAGCAGGCAATGAAGCACCAACTGCACTAGCAGAAGACGGTGCACTATGGTACAGTAGTGTTGTCGATGAAATCGACATCATGGTACACGACGGCGCAGACTGGAAAGGGTATGCAAATGAATATGCAGATGCAGATCCAGAAGGCCCAATTGTAAGTGCAAGTGAGCCAGAAGCACAATCGGATGGCACAGATCTTGTAACTGGCGATTTATGGGTAAGCACCGCAGATTTGGAAAACTTCCCAAGAGTATATCGTTACAATGCTACACTTAGTTCATGGATAGAGTTAGACACAACTGACCAAACAACAGAAAATGGTATTATCTTTGCTGATGCACGTTATAACACAGCAGGCGCAAACAGCGGAACAGCAGGTGACATTGCAGATCTACTATCAAGTGATTATTTAGACCCAGATGCTCCAGATCCAGCACTATATCCAAAAGGTATGTTGTTATGGAACCTACGTAGAAGTGGATTTAACGTAAAACGTTTTGAGCGTAATTATATTGATATTACAGAAACTAATACAAGAGGTAGTGATGCTGACCAACCAATGGCAGCATACTATCCACATCGTTGGGTAACAGAGTCAGCTAATGAAGCAGATGGTTCAGGTAGCTTTGGACGTAAAGCACAGCGTAAAGTTGTAGTTCAAGCGTTACAAGCAATGCTAAATGAAAATCAAGATATCCGCGATGACGAATCTCGTATCTTTAACTTGATTGCAACACCGGGTTATCCAGAACTAATTGGCGAAATGATCACACTAAACTATGACAGAGGCCTAACAGCATTT